CGATTAAATCGCGATGTTCGACACCTTTCAGAAAAAGAAGAGTTTGAAAATAAAATTTGGCAGCAGCTAAGACTGGCCGAGTATTTTAACCAATTACCGATTTGTCAAATCAACATTGAATTTTCAGAAGCAGATGACATTATTGGGGCTCTTGTTACTAGATTCAAATCAAAACAAAAAGTTATTATTTCAAGTGACAAGGATTATTTTCAACTATTAGACGACACTACAATTCTTTATCGTCCAACTCAAAAGCAAATTTTAAATAAAAATAACATTATCAGCGAGTACAAGATTCATCCATCAAACTTTGCTCTTGCAAGAGCTATTGTTGGAGATAAAAGTGATAATCTTCCTGGTGTAAATGGCGTTGGACTTAAGACGGTAGCGAAAAAGATGCCTTTTCTTCTAGAAAAAGAAGATTGCCTCTTGAAAGATGTTTTCGAATCTGCTAAAGTCGATGACCCATTTTGGAACAAGATTAGTAATGGAAAAGACCTAATTGAAGAAAACTTTAAAGTCATGAATCTTGGAACCATTAATCTTTCACCACAAAACAGCCGAGTCATTAAAGAAGCAGTAGAGAACTACCCAACCGAATTCTATAGAACAGACCTAATCAAAATGATGATTCAGGATGGGTTTGCAGAATTAAATTGGGATGAACTTTATTCTTCAATGAACCGCATAAGGATTGCTAATGCAAAATAACGATTTCTCAAAATTTGGAAAACACTTTCAAGAAAACTTGGTTCAAATTATGTTTGAAGATCGAGCTTTCTGTGATCAAGTTGGCGAGGTGTTTAAAGCTGAGTTCTTGGAACAGAAGTATCTACAAGAGTTTGTAGATAAGCTGTTTCTTTATAAGAACAAGTTTCAAAAGCATCCTTCAACACAAACCTTTGCTACTATTCTCAGAACAGAATTAGATGAAAGCAACCAAGTCTTATCAAAACAAGTAAGAGATTTCTTTGCTAGAATCCAAGCGAATCCTATTGTTGAGGATGAAGATTATGTGAAACACACCTCACTAGACTTTTGCAGAAAACAAAAGCTTCGTGAGGCTCTAATGAAATCTGCCAACCTTCTACAGAATGCTTCCTTTGATGAAATTTCAGTTCTTATCAATGAAGCTCTAAAACTTGGTTCTGATAACTCTTATGGCTATGATTACAAACTAGATTTTGAAAAGCGGTTCGTTCTAAAGCAAAGAAGTCCGGTTACAACAGGATGGGACATTATCGATAAGATTAGCAAAGGTGGTCTAGGAGCAGGAGAGCTAGGAGTGGTTATTGCTCCAACAGGAGCAGGTAAATCAATGGCCTTAGTTCATCTAGGGACACAAGCTCTTATCAACGGTAAAACAGTAGTTCATTTTACGCTAGAACTAGCCGATACGGTTGTTGCTTCTCGTTATGATTCTTGTTTAACAGGAATTCATCTAAAAGACCTTTATCATCGCAAAGAAGAAATTTATGAAGAGGTAAAGGTAGCTGCTGGTAACATTATTGTAAAGGAGTATCCAACTAAATCAGCATCAGTGGTAACTCTCAAGAATCATCTTACTAAACTTCAAAATCGAGGAATTGATGTTGGCATGATTATTGTAGATTATGCCGACCTTTTAAAGCCGACTGGAAACTACAAAGAAAAAAGAATTGAGTTGGAAACAATTTACGAAGACTTGCGAGGTCTTTCACAAGAGTTTCAGTGTCCTATTTGGACTGCCTCTCAAACTAATCGCAGTGGTCTAAATGCTGAAGTTATCACCATGGAAAGTATTTCTGAGGCTTTTAACAAATGTTTTGTTGCCGACTTCATATTTACCCTATCCCGAACAATCGAGGATAAAAATACAAATGCTGCCAGAATGTTTGTAGCTAAAAATAGAAATGGGCCAGACGGACTTGTTTATCCAATGAAGATGGATACGGCAAATGTTTCTCTTGAAGTATTAGAGCCGGATGGAAATACCATTCAAGAAATTAATAAAGATGCAGCAAAACAACAAAAACAAAGATTAAAAGATAAATACAAAAAATTTAGAGAAGGAGAAGGCTAATGGAAATAGCATCAGAAATTTTATCAGAAATCACGGTTCATATGAAATATGCTAAATATGTGCCAGAAAAACAACGAAGGGAAACTTGGGAAGAACTCTGCCTTCGTAACATGAACATGCATATCAAAAAGTACCCTCAACTTGAGGACGAAATTAGACGAGTTTACAAAGACTATGTGGTCCCCAAGAAGGTTTTACCTTCAATGCGTTCAATGCAGTTTGCTGGAAAGCCAATTGAATTAGCTCCAAATAGAATCTTCAATTGTGCTTACATGCCAATTGACCATCCAGATTCATTTTCAGAATGCATGTTCCTTCTATTGGGAGGAACTGGTGTTGGGTTTTCGGTTCAAAGACACCACGTTGAAAAACTACCAGAAATTAGAAAGCCAACAGGCAATAGAACCCGCCGCTTTTTAGTTTCAGATTCAATCGAGGGCTGGGCAGATGCGGTTAAAGCTCTTATCTGGTCTTATTTTAAGGGCTCATCACGAATTCGTTTTGATTTTAGTGATGTCCGACCCAAAGGTGCGAGATTGATCACCTCTGGTGGTAAGGCTCCCGGTCCTCAGCCACTTCGCGAATGCCTTGTTAAAGTTGAAGGAATCTTATCAGAGAAAGAAGACGGCGATAAATTAGAGACAATTGAAGTTCATGACATTATTTGCCACATAGCTGATGCCGTTTTAGCAGGAGGCATTCGCAGAGCAGCTCTTATTTCTCTTTTTTCTGCCGATGATGATGAAATGATTTCATCTAAAACAGGTTCTTGGTGGGAACAAAATCCACAACGAGGTAGAGCGAATAATTCAGCAGTTATTCTTCGTCACATGGTAGATAAAGATTATTTTATGTCTCTTTGGGATAGAATTAAGAAATCAGGTTCAGGAGAACCTGGAATTTATCTATCAAATGATAAAGATTGGGGTACAAACCCATGCTGCGAGATCGCCCTTCGTCCTTATCAGTTCTGTAATCTAACAGAGGTTAATGCTTCCGACTTGGAAGATCAAGAAGAATACGAAGCAAGAGTAAGAGCGGGTGCTTTTATTGGCACTCTACAAGCTGGCTACACAGACTTCCACTATCTTCGTGATGTATGGAGAAAAACAACGGAAAAGGATGCTCTAATCGGTGTTTCTATGACCGGGATTGGCTCAGGAGCCGTTCTAAACCTAAACATGAAGTCAGCAGCGGCTATTGTAAAAGAAGAGAACAGCAGGGTTTCTAAGCTCATTGGCATCAGGGAAGCAGCAAGAACTACTTGTGTTAAACCAGCCGGCACTACTTCTCTAGCACTAGGCACTTCTTCTGGTATTCATGCTTGGCACAATGATTACTACATTCGTAGAATCCGTGTTGGAAAGAATGAGGCAATTTATAATTATCTTTCACTGGTTCATCCTGAATTGGTCGAAGACGAATATTTTAGACCACACGACACAGCAGTTATTTCTATTCCACAGAAAGCTCCCATGGGCGCTATTATGAGAACAGAATCCGCTATGTCAATGTTAAAGAGAGTAGCAAGAGTCTCAAAAGAATGGGTTAAAGTCGGCCACAGAAAAGGTCAAAACACCCACAATGTTTCAGCAACAGTAAGTATTAGAGAACACGAATGGCAAGATGTTGGAGAATGGATGTGGGAAAACCGCGACATTTATAATGGTTTATCTGTTCTACCTTATGATGGCGGAAATTATCAACAAGCTCCATTTGAGGATTGTTCAAAGGAAACTTATGAAGTAATGCTTAATTCATTAACAAGTGTTGATTTGAGAAATGTTTATGAGGCTGATGACAACACAAGCCTTACGGATCAGGCCGCTTGTGCTGGTGGTGCTTGTGAAGTAAAATAAACAATAAAATTGTTTTTATTGGGTAAAGCCAGGAGTGTAATGCTTCTGGCTTTACTATTTATAAGAGAGGAGGAGACTCAAAATGAAATTATT